CGATTTCAAGCTGCACCTGCGGTGCTTTTCTTGCAAACCCAACTGCCTGCAAGAATGGTCGTAGATTTAAACAAATACATGAACGCTAGACACAAAAAGGGCGGTGAGAGCTTCGCAGATAAGCTAGTTGGGCAAATAAGTCATGGTGAACAGCTTAAAATGGATCAAGAAGATCCTTTGGTACAACCATTCGTACAGACTGTTGCAAATATGTCACAATCGTACCTCGAACAATTCTCAAAGATGATAGGGGTCAAACCCTTAAAAAGACTACCAGGAGTTCACAGCTTATGGTCAGTACACTCATACGAGAGGGATTATAACCCAGTTCACGATCATGGGGTTGATACGATAATGGGAATATCCTTTACCACATGGACAAAGATACCCAAACAAATAGCCGATGGCGAGGAATATAAGGCATCAGCTTTATATAACTCAAGCGGAGTAGCGGATGGATATTTACAATTCCACTTCGGTCAGACAGGAATAAGGGGTTTAGAAGAGCTTAGACCACCTTTTTCTAAGACTGTAAAACCTGAAGTTGGCAAATTGTATATGTTTCCGTCTTGGTGTCAGCATTGCGTCTACCCATTTGAGGGAGAGGGCGAAAGACGGACTGTTGCTGGAAACCTCAACATGTTCCCTCATGCGAACAGTTGAAGAAGATATTATATCTTGGGCTATAGATCATGTGGAAAAGACTGGGGATAAATTCCCTATCTGTCCGTATGCAAAAAAGGCACGACTTGAAAACCAAGTCAAAATCGTCATCGTAGACAAATGTGATGACTTTTTGGAACGTGTTTGTGAAGAAGCAGGGGGTTTGTTTCAAAATCGCTTAAAATTGATTATTCTGGCGTGTTCTGAGATGGAGATAACCCCCGATACTCTGAATGACTATATTCATGCTCTAAACCACGTTTATGTGCCTTTAAACACCTATCTAATGGCATCGTACCCTGAAGATGAACAAGAAGAGTTCATGGAGGGTGATTGGGAGCCAGACAACGAATTCTTTATGGTACTTATCCAGCCATTCAAAGAACTAGAGGATGCGTCAGCTCATCTAGAGAAAATTGGATATTATAACAACTGGAGTCAGGAATATTATGCTGACACCGTACTTAAACGACAATCATATAGGAGGATATATGGCAAGAGGAATGAAAAAGCGTTCAAAAAAGAAACCTATGAAAAAAGGAATGAAAAAAGGAAAGAAAAAGACCAATAAGAAGAAAAAAGGTCTTTTAATAATGATGGGCTAATGGCTAAAAAGAAAGCAATCCCAACGAATAAAGCCTTGTACTCACGTGTCAAGGCAGAAGCAAAGCGAAAGTTCAAGGTATATCCTTCAGCTTACGCAAACGCATGGCTTGTTCGCACATACAAAAAACGTGGTGGCGGTTATAGGACTGCGTAATGGCTAAACCAACAGGGGGATTGACTGCATGGTTTGGCAAAGGACCAAAAGGGGATTGGGTTGACATAGGAGCACCGAAGAAAAAAGGTAAGTTTCAAAAGTGTGGGCGTAAATCTGCGACTGGTTCTAAACGTAAATACCCAAAATGCGTGCCAAGATCAAAAGCAAGAAGCATGACAAAAGCTCAAATACGTTCTGCTGTGTCAAGAAAACGATCAAAAGCACAAGGAGTAGGCGGTAAACCAACTAATGTTGCAACTTTTGCGAGGAAAAAACGAAATGCCAAGAAAACTAAGTAAAAAACAAATGAAAATAGCTCGTATTGCCGAGCCAAGAGACAAAATTACTGCTGCTGACTTCAAAAAACTTCGTAATCCGAAGAAAATGCAAGATAAAAAGCGAAAGTTTATGGTTTAATGTCCATAAATTATCGTGGTGAACGATTTTCTGGATATAACAAGCCCAAAAGAACACCTGGAAAGTCAAAAAAGTTCGCTGTACTTGCAAAACAAGGCAAACAGGTCAAATTAATACGTTATGGAGACCCAAATCTTTCCATAAAGAAAGCACAACCCAAAAGACGTAAATCTTTTAGGGCGAGGCATCGGTGTGATACTGCACCACCATCAAAATTAACAGCAAGATACTGGTCTTGTAAGAATTGGTAATATGAATCAAAAAGAACTCGTAAGAATTGTAAGACAACTACAAAGACAGTCTAGACTGAGACAACCTCGTAGAAAAAATATATTTTTTGACCAGAAGGGTGTACTTGGAAAAGGCGTACAAAAGAAATATTCAACCGCATCAATCGGTGATTTAATGAAAAAAATTTATGGCAACAGGAGAAAAGCATGAAAAAACTAAACGAAGTAGTTAAATGGTTACAAAGTTATGAACTATGGGATATTAAAGATTACACCATAGCCATATTAGCAGCCATTTTTCTTGTAACATTTATGGTATCGTTTGCATAATGCAAAAAGGTGGAAGAAGACCAGGAGCAGGTAGACCTAGAGGTGTCACCGCAGGAACTAAGCATCAAAGATTAGATGCAATGCTTAAAAAAGGTAGTAAAACACCTTTAGAGTATATGCTGAACATCTTGAACGACAAAAAAACATCACCTGAAAAGAAGATGTGGGCTGCTGAAAAAGCTGCACCATTCGTACATCCACGACTAGCCTCTGTTGACCAGAAGGTACAAGGCGATAAAGACGAACCATTAGAGATAGAAGTTAAATGGAAGGAATAGTTTGAAGATTGAAATACCTTACAAACCACGACCCTTACAAAAAGAATTACATAACAAACTAAAAAGATTTAACGTAATTTGTTGTCATCGTAGGTTTGGCAAAACTGTATTTGCGATAAATCATTTAATTAAGACAGCACTTGCAAAAAAAAATTCAAGACTTGCATACATAGCTCCTACGTACCGACAAGGTAAAAACGTAGCGTTTGACTATCTCAAAGAATACACACAACCACTTATGACATTAGGTGGTAGTAGACACGAAACAGAATTAAAGATTGATCTTTGGAATGGTTCCAGAATACAAATCTTTGGAGCAGACAACCCAGATGCACTGCGTGGATTAGGATTTGATGGGGTTGTTATGGATGAATTTGCTTTAATGTCTCCTAGAACATGGACTGAAGTTGTTAGACCTGCTGTCTCAGACAAACTTGGTTATGTGATATTTATTGGTACACCTATGGGTCACAATCAATTTTGGGATGTGTATGACCTTGCCAAACGAAGAGGTGGAGATTGGAAAGCTGTATTATACAGAGCATCAGAAACAGGTGTTATTGATGCAGATGAGCTTGAAGAGGCACGTTATACGATGCCAGAAGATCAATACGAACAAGAATTTGAATGTAGTTTCCAAGCTGCTGTATCAGGATCTTACTATGGTAAGCAGATACAAAAAGCTGAGAAAGAAAATCGAATAGTAGAAGTCGAATACGATCAAAACATAGACGTAGAAACATGGTGGGATTTAGGGATCGGTGATTCAACTGCTATTTGGTTTGCACAACGTGTTGGAAACGAAATACATTTAATAGACTACTACGAAACATCAGGCGAAAGTCTTGCACATTATGCGAATATCTTGGAAGACAAAGCCTACAATTATGGTAGACACATCGCACCACACGATATTGTGGCACGTGAACTTGGAACTGGTAAATCCAGATTAGAAGTTGCACAAGAATTAGGGATAAATTTTGATGTTTGTCCTAAATTAGAAATACAACATGGTATCGAGTCGGTAAGAAATACGCTAGATCAGTGTTGGTTTGACAGAAACCGTTGCAAGGTTGGTATTGAATGTTTGCGTCAATATCGAAAAGATTATGATGACAAAATGCAAACATTTAAAAATAAACCTCTACATGACTGGAGTTCACATGGAGCAGACGCATTTCGTTATGGATGTGCGATAGATCCTGGTACTGCAAGTCAATGGACAACAGAAATAAATATTGATACAAGGTATATAGTATAATGGCAAAAGGAAAACCCTTAACAGAACCAGAAGTAGCAGCAATACTACAATCAGAGATACAATCATCATTAGGATATATTGGATCTGATATAACAAACCAAAGACAAAAATCACTTGAGTATTACTTTGGTGAACCGTTTGGAAATGAACAAGAAGGTAGATCACAAGTAGTTTCAACAGACGTTAGTGATGTTGTGGAAAGTATTTTACCTACATTACTGAGAACATTTGCAGCTAGTGACGAAGTTGTAAAATGTGATCCTGTTTCTGCTGAAGATGAAGAAGTTGCGCAACAGGCAACTGACTACCTTAACTATGTGTTTAACAAAGACAATGATGGTTTTGTTTCACTATACACAATATTTAAAGATGCACTTATACAAAAAAACGGTATTGCAAAGATATACTGGGATACTAATGAAAAACGTGAACAGGAAACTTATGAAAAATTAAGTGACGATGAATACACCATGCTTATTGATGAAGAGGGAGTAGAAGTCAAAGAGCATTCTGAGTATCCAGACCAAAAAGCACTTGATGCAAAAGAAGCGTTGATGGAACAAAATGATGATCCATTAATTATGGAGCAACTTGAGAATGTTCCAACTCCTA